TACGACAAGGTCTTCACCGCCTGCCGTCATTCCGTTTGCTTGATGAACTTGGTTATTTAGACCAGCGTAGATACCTGCATAACTTGCCTGTATCATTGAGTTTTGGGATATGCCGTGGGAACTGTTCCCAAAAACGTAGGTAGAGCAACCGCCAACCGTATCGTGAATTCCACGCAGCTTCGTGTTATATCCATAGGCAAGGCTGTAACCATAAGATGTGTAAACACCTCCGCTAGAAGGCTCGTCGGCACACCTGTAGGTATACCTGTCAGTACCGTCGTCTCCACCGAACACGACAGAAGGAGCGCTTACCTTGAACTCGTTATCGACATCGAACCACCAGTTCCTACCGCCTGCAACGTGGTCAACCTCATCGCCAGCAGAACCTAGAATAAGGGACATGTAGTAGCCCATCGGAAGCAAGTAAGTCTCGTACTGGGAATACTTATCGACTTCCATGTTCTCGTCGAACACTGGGGTTCTCAGGTTAACAGGAATAGGGGATGAATTCAGGATGACGGTTTTATCGGCTGCGTTGATAATCTGCTCAATCCAATACTGGTTACTTTCAGTCTTGTTGCTGGAATTCAGATACAAAATCTTCGAGTGGGTGACAACCGCATGAAGCAGCTCGTCACTATCGGCATCGGCGACAAGAAGTGGGTTAGCGTTGGCGGCAGGCATGAACTTTTCACGCACATTGTCACATGCGGTCTCGAAGGTGTCCTTCTCGAACCCGAGACCCGCCCATTCATTGTAGAGCCTGTACAGGAGGTAAATGTCATTCCTAGTCAGCTTGAGTTCGACGGAACTCTTTGTAACCGTATATCCGTTTGATGTTCCATATCTGAGTACGGACCTAATCAGGGCGTTCAACACGCTTCTTGCATTGTAGGTCAATACGTCGATTTCTTTCGTCAGTCGTTCCAGTGTCATAGTCTAGCCGATAAATTCAATCAAAAATAGTTTATAACCATGCAACAAAAACAGATTCGCCCGTCAGTGTTCCAATTCGTTCAAGTCAACGACTTTTTTGGCAAACTTTTGCGGCGGGTCTAGGTCAGGTTTGGTCTTTACCCACAGTATCTTACCAGCCCTGTACCGTTTAGCCAGTTTCAGTTCAGGGTAGAAATCCATGTCGCTAACGATGATGATGCCGTTGTACCTAGTTCGGCAGGTGTCCAACATGCGGAAAACACAGTTGCAATCGGTTCCACCGCCAGTCGAAACTGCAAATTGCTTCCTCTTTTTCATCAGCGGGGTCAAGTGGACTGGTTTGGAACATTGGGTGTTCCACCAGCAATAATCTATGTCCACATTCTTGCCGACAGCCAAAATCAGCGAAATTATCCTAGAAACGGCACTTGTTGGCATGGAACGGCTAACATCGCCTGCAACGAGCAACTTTGCCTTGTATTCGGGAATATGACCTGGGTACATGAGGTCAAATCTGCGGTTTCTCTTGAAACGGCATTCCCGCCATCCACATTCGATGGACTCCGAGACAAACTTCTTGATTATGGTTCGTCCGTCAACAGCCTTTTCAGCTTTCGAGAGCATGCTGATTACCCCGTTTGCAGAAGCAGTTCCCCAGCTTCCTCCACCGTTGACAGCAGCTTGTTCAACCGCCTCGGTTACAGTGCTTTCGGCATTCCACTCGTCAGCCCTAGTTTCATCATTCAGGTAAGTGGACATTCCCCCAGAAGAGTTCTTTTCACTGGAATCTTCTCCCTTCTCGCCGTCATTATTTTTGCCACCGTTTTTACCTTCTGTGAGCAACTTGTACAGGATTTCGATGCTAGCGTTGCGGTAATCGTATTCCTTGTAGAACTTGCTGTAATAGAGGTTGTTAATGTTGGTCTCCAGTTTAGAAACCTTAGACAAAATCTTGCCGTAAGCCGTGTTGTTCACACCGATGTCGGAGCATAGGCCCATCCTGAGGGCAATCAGGTCGGATGCCATCAGGGATATTTTCTTGTCGCTATACAGACGGGTGGTCACGTGCCCTAGACCGATACGAACTGCCTCGATGTAGAAGATGACAGCAAGTTCCTGAGGTTCGATAGAAGCCGCAAAGTCGCTGTTAACCTTGACGTAAAGCTTGCCGTTCTCTACGGCGCTTGCCACCGTATTCACGTCGTCGAATACGAACTCAGCAAAACCAAGAACAGTATGCGTAATAGGGGCATACTTAAACAATAGATACTTGGCTAGCCTTATAGCGTCTTCGGGTTTTCTGTTTGTGCTTGCGGCGTTCATACTTTGCTTTTTCCAGTTTCTTCATAAAAATATATTGTTTTGATGAAAGTCTGGAAAAATAATATGTCGTGCAGATGCCAGCACGGAGCATTAGCAGATGGCAGATATGATGTTCTTTGAGTGTAAGTTCTACTTGATTGGTCTTTTTATTGCTACCGCCGCACGAAACTGGGGTTATATGATGCTTTTCGCATAGCTCCCCTATTACATATTCCCGTTCCTGTGCCTTCCTGATGATACCGTAATAGATAGCCAAGTAATTCAATAAGCTTACCTCGTCGTCTTGCTATAAATATACTCATTGGGACCGAAATTCGTGTGCATGCCGATACTTTTCAGGTAGCCAAGGACTTGGAATATCTTGCTCGGGTAGGTCAATGCCTCTTTCATGCTCGCCCTTACGTCCACTGCCTGATTCGGTGTCATCTCGCCACGAAGAACCTTTCGATAAAGTTGCGGAACACTCACATCATTTCCATTGTCAAACGGGTTTGAAACGGCTCCTATGCCACCGTTGTAGCAAGCAAATACAAACCTCATGTCGCCATGGAATTTGTCATCTTTCTCCTCGCCCTTTACCATATTGACCTTGTTGCTACGCTCGGTCTTGTACATGATGTACAACAGGTAACTGGCCGCCATGTTGATGCCGTCTTCTACAATCTCCGCATTTCTCATCGGTAAAGAACCCAAATTAACCTCGCTAGCATGCGATATGGCGTCTTTCCTTGCATCCTTTCCAAGTTGAGCAATTCCTTTATAGAAAGGTGTATTTGGCTTGTCGTCAAACTTACTCTCAACACAGAGAAGCGCAAGCAGTTCTGCCTCACCGATACCCCTACTTGCCGTAAGCTTGGCAGTATTCTTTACAGCACGAAGCACACGGTCAATGTGAGCCTTTTGCTGGTCAGGCGTATGGAATCTCTTGAAATGCCAAGAAAGGTTGGCTTCTACAAAATTTCTAAGCGCTGTATCGGTCGATGTGGTATCGGACTTATCAGGGTAATTCACATCAAAGCTATCCCTGATACTATCCCTATCTTCCCCGCCTTTATTCAATTCCACGGTGTCACGGTGTTCATCGGCGGCATCAGGATTATCAACAGACTGTATACTGTCCGTATTGACAGGGATAGGCTCAGTAAACACAGAGTCGCTTTCAGGACTATTTTCAGCCTGCTGTTCGATAACTTTGTCATCCCCGCCAAATCGAGAGTTCAGTGCATCAATGGTGGCGTATACTCCGTGGACTGGTCCCGAACCAATGAGAGCAGCAGAACCCAGTTTGATAGCCTTGCTAACCTTCGGGTAATCGTCCAGATGGGACAATGTGTGGTATATGCCTTTCCAGTCCACCCCTTCGTAAATGACTGAGTGTAGGTTACAAATAGCTTCCAGCTGTGCTTTTGGTAGGTCAAGCTTTGATATGGCCTGACGGAATTGCTCTTCGTTGGTCATGCAAACATCCATTGGTATTCAGCAATAGTTTATAAAGTCGGGTTGCCCCACCCCAACCTTATAAACTATTCGATGATTAGGTGATGCTTTATGAGACCATTTTACTACGTTCGCACAATTGAGAAAATCCTTATTGGACTTATCGACATGTTCAATAACATGTATGTCAACAAGTATGATGACATGAATCGTGTTGACTACTCTAGGAGTGCAAAAATCCCAATCATCACCCACAACAACGCCAACTTTACGAACTTCTGGTCGTCTACTCAGTACAAGCAGCAGACCGTAGCCTACCCGATAGGGGCTATCCGTTTCGTAAGCAACGCCCCTGATGCAAGCAACAGGCCGCAACCGACCTATGCGAGAGAGATTTTCTGCAGGTCAGCCGACCGATGGATTAGGGACATCCAGCCGACTCCGTACACATTCAACTTCGAGTTGCAGTTTCAGGCGGACAACATTTCCGATATTTTCCAGATAAAGGAGAACATCGAGCCCTACTTCAACGAGTACAGAACCATCGTAATCAAGGAATGGGACTTCGCTCCCGAGATACCTAGACCAGTGGTCGTGGTCATCAACAGCAACACTACGGAGCTTAACGAAGAAGTTACCGACTCTGACGCACAACAGCAGATTTACAAGGTTACTTACCCGATTACGTGCTACGGAGTTTACCACAGGCCCTATGAAACACCAGAGATGATTAAGTACGCCGAGATGAACTTCCATATCGACGAGGATATCATCCACAGGGAACAGCTCCTTGTCTACCCAAGCGAAATCATCATGCAGAAGAAGAAGCTGTGGGAAACCGTATGCCCGACTATCAGGGAAGGTTACTCAATTCTGCATACTTTGTCTACAACACTGTTGCAGAAAGAGGATGCTGATGGTTCCAAATACTACGAGGATGTGTCGCTCAAACAGCTCCTGCTATTCGATAGGTTCACGACAACCACTTACCACGAAGGATTGAAACTATGCGGGGTTGACGAGTACAACTCGGAGACTCCTGGGGTGCCTTATGATGACCCAAAGACCGACTACAAGGTTCTCCCCGAAGATTTTGACAAAAACGGAATCCCGATTTACACCTACTGCGAATCCGTGACGGAAGATATTACTAGGCCTGCGGAAGTTCCTTCGTTCGACCTGCTCCGTTTCAACTTCGACTACGACACTCCGCACGAAAGCGACCTGAGTGGTTTCGGTCGTGACTTTGTTGCCGTCAACGACGACACGAGAAAGTTCGTTCCGAACATCGCCCCTGGCAACGGTCAGGAAGTCGAAGGCGGCTACGCAGTGGAAGACTACGTTGATTGGAGCAAGATTCTCAACTGGTTTGGTGACAACGCCAACGGCGACATCGAGTCGTCATACACATTCAAGGCGACTATACAGTTTGTAGAGGACACCCCAGGTGATACCATCTTCCAGTACCTAAGCAACGACGAGACAACACTTTCCGATGGAACGGTAATTCCAGAAGGCGAGGTCTGGTTCGACTGGGGCATGATGAATGGTAGGTTGTATTTCAC